TAGGACCACATTTTTATACTCAGGAATACACTATTCGAGAATATGAAAAAGATCCTAGTAAAGATTCATATTATTTTCCGGCAGAAGCATCATTTACACATCATCCAACCAAACATCACCTTGAAAACACCTTACTTAGATAATAAAAGGAGTCCCAAAAATGAACAACACCAAAGACCTACTCAAGCACCACAACGATCTCTGTCAATCAGCACGAGATCTGATGGCAATCAAGAATCACGACTATGCTGGGAGCAAGGGGGATACTCCTTGGATGAACTTCCAGCGATCAGAGCAAATGGGTATCTGCTCTACAGAGCAGGCGTTCTTGGTACGGATCACAGACAAGATTTCTCGACTCGTCACGTTCACCAACAATGGCGTTCTGCTTGTGAAGGACGAAGGAGTAGAGGACTCCATTATCGACCTCATCAATTATCTGGTCCTTTTCTCCGCCTTCCTGAATAACAAGAAATCGAAAGCATCAACAGCCGACACTGATGATGATTNTGNGGTTCACAATACCGAAGAGCCAGGGTATAATGAACACAATGATCGTATCGAACAAATGGAACTATTCCCCGCCGGAANTATCTGATCAATGACACAACGGTTCTACACCAACATATGCGTGAGAGGCAACAAGATCCTCTATCGTGGATATGAAAACAATGGAAAACGAAAACAGTTCCGGGTGGACTATAACCCGACTCTGTTCGTCCCATCTAAGGGTAGAAGCGAATGGAGATCGCTCGACGGTGTATACCTAGACAAGATCAAACCGGGATCGATCCATGACACTCGGGAGTTCATTCAAGACTATAAGGGTGTGTCGGGGTTCCGTATCTACGGGGACATTGATGCTGAGTACCAATTCCTTGCGGAAGCATTTCCGGGTGAGGTAGAGTACGACAGCAAGCACATCAAGGTAGCAACCATCGATATCGAGACAACCTCCGAGAGAGGGTTCCCCAACTCAGACAACCCTACTGAGAAGATTGTTGCCATTACGATCCGAGTGAATGATGATGTCTGGTCTTTTGGAATTGGGGAATTCTCTATCGACGGGCAGGAGTGTTACTCCTATGAGAATGAGGAAGACCTACTCAACTCCTTCCTAGACTTCTGGCACGAACTAGACCCAGACATTGTGACCGGGTGGAACGTGAGATTCTTCGACATCCCGTACTTACACAACCGCATCGTATACCTGTTGGGTGAGAAGGATGCCAAGCGTCTGAGTCCGTGGAAGGTCACGAAGAATCGCAAGGTCAAGAAGATGAACCGGGATTATGTGACCGTCCTTCTGTACGGCATAGAGGTGTTGGACTATCTGGACTTATACCAGACGTTCACCTATGAGAACCAAGAGAGTTACCGACTGGACCACATTGCTTACGTTGAACTGGGTGAGCGGAAGATGTCGTATGACGAATACGAGAACATCAACGAGTTTCATAAAAATGACTTCCAGAAGTTTATGGAGTACAACGTCAAGGACGTAGAGTTGGTGCATCGTCTGGAGGAGAAGATGCGTCTGGTTGAACTGGCGATCTCGCTTGCCTACTCTGCAAAGGTCAACTTCCTCGATGTGTTCGGACAAGTCAAGATGTGGGACGCGATCATTTACAACTACCTCACCGAACACAACATCGCAATCCCACCTCGCAAGGGTGGACGAAAGATGGAACGGTACGAGGGTGCTTTCGTGAAGGAACCACAGACCGGGATGCATGACTGGGTAGTGTCGTTCGATCTAAACAGTCTATACCCACATCTCATTATGCAATATAACATCTCACCCGAAACCAAGATCGAGACAAGTGAGGATTCCCGTTTTGGTGTGGGTGTGTATAGGATATTGAGTGGAGAGTGCGAGGACAAGATCGAAGCACTAACAGGGATGGACTACTCTGTCTGCGCCAATGGCATCTGCTTCACACGAAAGCATATGGGATTCCTTCCATCGCTGATGGAGAAATTATACGTCGAGCGAAGTGCTGCCAAGAAGAAGATGCTTGAGTGTCAGCAGAGACAACAAGACGAGGGGACCGGGAAGTTCATCGAGAATGAGATTGCCAAGTATAAGAACCAACAACTCGTTCGTAAGGTACAACTCAACTCAGCCTACGGTGCAATCGGGAACCAGTACTTCCGCTACTACGATGTGGATATGGCAGAGGCAATTACAATGTCCGGGCAACTTAGCATCCGGTGGATCGAGAAAGAACTGAACGGGTTCTTTGGTAAGATACTAGGAACAGAGGATTATGATTATGTTGTCGCTATTGATACAGATTCTGTATATCTTCGCCTTGGGACTCTTGTGGACAAGATGGTTCCCGATGCTTCCAAGCAGGAGGTGGTGGACTTCCTCGACAAATCCTGCGAAGAGATCGTCCAACCGATCATCGACAAGTCATACACAAAACTCGCGGGGTTTATGAATGCTTACCAACAGAAGATGCAAATGGGTCGGGAGGTCATCGCGGACAAGGGCATCTGGACTGCCAAGAAGAGGTACATCCTCAACGTCCTAGACAGCGAGGGTGTCCGGTTCTCAGAACCTTACATCAAGGTGATGGGNATCGAGACTGTTCGGTCCAGCACACCAGAGGTAGTACGCAAGGAACTCAAGGAGGCGATCCGACTCATCATCAACACCGACGAGGATACGATCATCCAATTNATNGACGCAGCAAAGGAAAGATTCTACGCTCTCCCACCAGAGGCAGTGTCGTTTCCTCGTAGCGTTCGTAACCTAGACAAGTATAGCGACCCAACCACCACATATGGATCGGGTTGCCCAATCGCCGTCAAAGGATCCCTGATCTACAATAGACAGATCAAGGACCGAGGACTAAATAAGAAGTACACCAAGATCGTGAGTGGCGACAAGGTAAAGTTCGCATATCTAAAGATGCCCAACCCGCTCAAGGAGAAGGTCATCGCATTCCCCAACACACTCCCACGGGAACTGGAACTGGACGAATACGTTGACTACGACTTGCAGTTCGAGAAGGCATTCGTTGACCCCCTCAAGACAATCTTAGATTCCATCGGTTGGAACCATGAAGAGGTCAGCACACTGGAAGGGTTGTTTGGGTAAAAACAACAGAGGTACAAATAATGAGTTTTCTCAATTCAATCATCAAAGATTCGGGGAATGAATACGCCAGCATCGTGTCAGATGGAGTCGAGGGCAGCGATGTCACTGGGTTCGTAGACACTGGCAGTCTCATCCTCAACGGTCTTTTGTCTGGTTCTCTCTACGGGGGCATTGCAGACAACAAGATCATCGCACTTGCAGGAGAGTCAGCCACAGGTAAGACTTACTTCGCGTTGGGCATCTGCTCAGAGTTCCTACAACAGAACGACGAAGGAGTGGTTCTCTACTTCGACTCAGAGGCAGCGGTCACTTCCGATATGATCCGAGAACGTGGCATCGATCCTGCACGGGTAGCAGTGTTCCCCCTCTCGACTGTCGAGGAGTTTCGGCATCAATGCATCCAGATCGTAGACAAGGTTCTGGAAATGCCTGAGAAGGATCGTAAGCCTATGATCATCGTCCTCGACTCACTGGGAATGCTCAGTACCACGAAGGAGATGACCGACACCGCAGAGGGTAAGCAGGTTAGAGATATGACTCGCGCCCAAGCGGTGAAGTCAACATTCCGAGTTCTCACTCTCAAGTTAGGAAAGGCTCACATTCCCCTAATTATGACAAACCACACATACGCAGTCGTGGGTGCTTACGTTCCAATGAAAGAAATGGGTGGGGGAAGCGGACTCAAGTACGCAGCGTCCACCATTGTCTACTTGTCGAAGAAGAAGGACAAAGAAGGAACTGACATCGTGGGCAACATCATCAAGTGTAATTTGTTCAAAGGAAGACTCACGCGAGAGAACAAGCAGGTCGAAGTCAAACTCCACTACGACAAGGGACTCGATAAGTACTACGGTCTGGTCGATCTTGGAATCCGACAGGGTGTGTTCGAGAAGGCAGGCCCGCGCGTACAACTCCCTGATGGTCGTAAGGTATATGAGAAGCATGTGTACGATCACCCAGAGAAATATTTTACAGAAGAGATTCTAACTAAACTAGAAGAGGCAGCATCACATGAATTCAAGTACGGAAGCACAAGCACCGAAGTACCAGTACACACAGAACCCGAACAATGAACATGGAGCGATTCATATCACCGAGGGACACTATAAGGATCTAGTGTACTCCTATGGGATGATCTCGTTCTCGAAGGACACCGACAACCCATCGGTCAANTTCACTTACGACATTATCGACAACCCCAATTCAGTCGCCCAAGATCAGACCCTCACGGACTTGATGGGACGAGTGCTTACGGATATCATTGAGAAGAACGCAGAAGAGGTACGGAATCTTGGAACGAATCGAACAAACAATACTAGCCAATCTGGTGAGGGATGATGAGTACACCCGCCGTGTCCTACCATTCCTAAAGGATGATTATTTCTCGGATCGTTCCGAGCGACGAGTGTTCTCACAGATCGAATCATTCGTAGGGAAGTATAACAACCTACCAACCAAAGAAGCATTGATGGTTGGATTGGAGGAGATGGGATCTCTCACCGAATCCGAGTACAAGGAATGCAAGGACACCATCGTGGGGATAATGGACGAGGAAGAATCGTCTGATCCAAAATGGTTGTTGGACACGACTGAACAGTGGTGCAAGGATCGCTCGATCTATAATGCCATCCTTGAGAGCATCTCGATCATCGATGGCAAGTCGAAGACGAGCAAGAACCATCTACCGAAACTCTTGCAGGATGCCCTGTCAGTTTCGTTTGATGTCAGCGTAGGTCACGACTACATCGAGGATGCCGACGAACGCTATGAGTTCTACCACAGGAAGGAAGCGAAGATCGCATTTGATCTCGATTTCTTCAACAAGATCACCAATGGCGGGATCCCCGCCAAGACACTCTCGATTGTGATGGCAGGGACGGGGGTTGGCAAGTCTCTGTTTATGTGTCACCACGCAGCGAACTGCTTGTCTCAAAGCAAGAACGTCCTGTACATCACCTGCGAAATGGCGGAAGAGAGAATCGCAGAACGTATTGACGCGAACCTGATGGACATCACAATGGATGACCTGAAGTTATTACCGAAGGATGTCTACGACAAGAAGATCGCACGGGTGTCCAATGGGATCGCAGGGAAGTTGATCGTCAAAGAATACCCAACGGCAACAGCGAACGTCAACCACTTCCGTGCATTGATGGAGGAACTGAAACTCAAGAAGAACTTCGTTCCCGATATCATCTTCGTGGACTATCTCAACATCTGTGCAGCAGCAAGGTACAAGAACGGTGCCAACGTGAACTCCTATATGTATGTGAAGGCAATCGCAGAAGAACTGCGAGGGTTTGCGGTGGAGTACAACGTCCCTATCTTCTCTGCGACACAGACCAACCGTACAGGATTCACCAGCACGGACGTAGGACTAGAGGACACATCCGAATCGTTCGGACTTCCTGCAACCGCCGACTTTATGTTCGCGGTGATAGCGACAGAAGAACTAGATACTATGAATCAGGTGCTTGTGAAGCAACTGAAGAACAGGTACAACGATCCCGCAATCAACCGCAAGTTTGTGGTAGGGATCAATAGATCAAAGATGAAGTTGTATGATGTAGGACCAAAGGAGCAGCAAGATTTGGTTTGCTCTGGTCAAGTCTCCGGTGACGTAACCGAAGTCAAATATAACGAAGAGAAGTTTTCTGACTGGAAGATTTAGGAGAAAGACAATGAAGAACGATCCCAAAAGAAACCTAGACGAAAAATTTAGCGAAGAGTTCGATTCAGAAATTGAAGAGATGGCGAATCGAGAGGAGCCTGTTGTCATCGATGACGATGACGATAACGAGGAACTCCGTGAGTGGCGAGAGTGGGCATTGTCCTACGAAAACGACAAGGGTGATGTGATCGACTGATCCCTCGTCTTCCTTTACTATGAGCATATTGACTGACAAGAAGTACATCAACCTCCTATCTTCCAAACTCAGAAACTTCAAGTGGAAGAAGGAAGATAGTGCCAACTGTTCCTGTCCTGTCTGCGGAGACAGCAAGAAGGACAAGAAGAAGGCGCGGGGGTATTTCTACACCCGTCACGGGAGGTTCTTCTACAAGTGTCACAACTGCAACCATTGGTGCAACCTGTACAGTCTCCTCGTGGAACTGGACAACCAACTGAGCAAAGAGTACCTGATGGAATCGTTAGGTCNGGAGCGGAAAGAGAAACCGGGAGAGAAGGCAGAGATGTTATTCAAGAACACCACGCCAAAATTCAAGAGTGACGATACAATCCTCGATGGGTTGGTTCGACTGAAGGATCTCCCTAGCGATCATCCTGCGGCGCAGTTTGCCAACCACAGAATTATCCCGAAGCAACACTGGAGACTGCTGTACTACACAGACGACTTCGGTTCGTTTATGCATCGACTAGATCCCGACATACTTGGGGTTGGAGCAGAACAACGACTGGTGATTCCATTCTTCAATCGTGACGGGAAGGTCGTGGGTGCGCAGGGGCGTGCGTTGAATATGCGGGACGAATCAAACGCACGAACCACGCTCAAGTACATCACGGTCAAGGGCGACAAGTCCATAGATCGCTTGTGGTATGGGATGTGGAGGACGAATCCGAAGAAGCGGGTGTACGTCGTAGAGGGTCCAATTGATTCTCTGTTCCTCGACAACGGGGTAGCAATCGTCGGCGCGGGTGCATTGAGGAACATCCCTGCACGGTTCGCAGACTCGGAGATGACTTGGATTATGGACAACGAACCTCGCAACCGACAGGTGTGTTCGTACATCGAGAAGTTGATAGAGTTGGGGAGGGATGTCTGCATCTGGCCCAGCAACCTGCAAGAGAAGGACATCAACGATATGGCGTACAATATGTCTACGCGAGAGATCAGGAAACTGATTGACGAAAACACATTTGGTGGCTTACAGGCAACTGCACGATTTCGGGACTGGAGGAAAGAGTGAACGACCTTCGGAATGTGGACTGTCTAGAATTTCTAGAAACATTAGAAGCATCTTCAGTTGATATGGTTCTGGTTGATCCTCCTTACTTCGGTGTGATCAAGGACAAGTGGGACAACCAGTGGAGCGACGAAAACGAATACCTCGACTGGTGCGCCAACTGGACTGCACAATGTATCCGCGTTCTGAAACCAAACCGAATGATGGTGGTATGGGGAACAATGAAGACAGACACATTCCTCAAATATAAGTTGCAGTGCTTGAACGGTTCTGGGATGTCACCACAAACCGAAATCATCTGGCACTATAATTGGGGTGGACGAACCAAGAAGAACTTCGCACGGAAGTCCGAGTTGGCGTGGTGCTATTCTAAGGGGGACGAANACCTCTTCAATGCTGATGACGTTCGAGTAGAGAGGAAGTTGAAGAAGAACATCCGAACTGGTGAGGACTACACACAAGGAACCATCCCAACCAATGTGTGGAACTTCCAGAACCATACCGGAAGCAAAGAACATTGTGGATGGCATCCTACCGTGAAGAATTTGGATTGCATCAGGAGAATGATTCTTGCATACACCAACGAAGGCGATACAGTACTAGATTGTTTCAGTGGTGCAGGGACTACCATGATTGCATGTGAGCAACTGGGACGAAACTTTGTTGGTTGTGAACTAGACAAAGACTACTACGACAAAAGTTTAATTAGGTGTAAGGAATTGGTGGAGCAAAAATGATAAATGAAAATAAGTTGAAGGAAGCGTTGGGTGCAGTTTTGCAGTATGGTTGGATGTGGGGAAACCCCAAGCACATCAGTAGAGAGAATTGGGTAGTGATTGCGGACGCATACAAGGACTTGAATGGTGGTAAAGAGTTCAAACCAAACAAGAACAAGAGAGCGACATGAAAGTATTAGATCATGGACACGTTGAACTCGTTGACCACATGGGCAGTGACATGACCGTTGCAAATGCTGCCCGCGTATCCTTCAACCAACACAAAGAAGAGTTTGATGAGAAGGACGAGAAACTCATCAGGTATCTTGCAACCCATAACCACTGGACACCGTTCGCACATCCGCAGATTACGTTGAGAGTCAAAGCACCCGTTAGCATTAGGACTCAACTTTATAAGTCTAAACAAGGACTTGTAGAGAATGAAGTGAGTCG